TGAACTTTTTCACACTATTGTTGTGGAAAAGAGCAGAGAAGTTTATGAATCTCTCATTGATGAACAAGATCTAGAAGAAATCGGTGGAAACCAAGTTGAACAAATGGTTGACGAAATCACCATGGACGAACAAGGTGTTTCCGAAGAAGACGAAATGGACATGGAAGTCGGCGATGACGACGAAGAAATGGACATGGAAGTTGACGGCGACGAAATGGACATGGACATGGGCGACGAAGCAGGTAATCTTGAAGACAAAGTAATGAGTCTTGAAGACGAGCTAGAGTCTCTTAAAGCCAAGTTTGCTGAACTAATGGGCGAGCCAGCTGATGGCGAGATGAGCCCAATGGACAGCGGCATGGGTGACGACGAAATGGACATGGACGCTGACATGGGTGACGATGAAATGGAAGGCACCTACATGGAAGCCAAAGCTGCTGACAAAGCAGCAGTCATGAAAGACGCTAAGAAAGACGCTAAGAAAGACGCTAAGAAAATGACCGAAGCCGAATGGATTCGCGAATATGTGGAAAAAGTTTCCGCACCTAGCAATCAAGAAGGCGCAGACAACACCAAGTCCGCAGTCGCTGGTAAGAATGACATGGGTGGTAAAGTTGTTGGCGGCAGTCCAGACAATGCTGATCCAAAAGGCACACCAAGTAACAAGCCAAGCGGTTTGTTAAAAGCTGGTAGTGATCTTATTGGTAAAACTCAGAACAGTCCTGGTGCTAATGCTGGTAAAACATCATTCACTAGCAAAGCTCCTGCTGCAAAGTCAAGTGAAGAGTCTGGTACCAATGACAAGAGTCCTTTGGCCAGATAAGGCGTAAACAGCAATGTCGTTACTGAGAGAGCATTTAACCTTTGACAACGCCAGGATGGAAGTCCTGTCGGAAGAAGCCGCGGACGGCAAAGGTAAAAATCTCTACATGAAAGGGGTATTTGTGCAAGGTGGCGTTAAGAACGCTAACCAGCGTGTATACCCTGTTCAAGAAATTGCAGCGGCTGTTGAATCAGTTCACAAACAAATTAAAGAAGGTTATAGCGTCTTAGGCGAACTAGACCATCCAGATGATTTAAAAATTAACCTAGACCGTGTGAGCCATATGATCACAGAAATGTGGATGGATGGCCCCAACGGTTTTGGTAAATTAAAAGTTCTTCCCACTCCAATGGGAAACCTAGTTAAGACTATGCTGGAAAGCGGAGTCAAGCTAGGGGTGTCGAGCAGAGGTAGCGGAAACGTTAACGAAGGCTCCGGACACGTGAGTGACTTTGAAATAGTCACTGTTGATATTGTTGCACAACCCAGTGCGCCAAACGCATATCCAAAAGCCGTCTATGAAGGACTTATGAATATGCGCCATGGTCACAGAGTTATCGATATGGCTAAAGATGCCGGTGCAAATCAAAAGGTCCAAAAGTATTTGCAAGAGGAAGTAAGACGCCTCATCAAAGACTTAAAAATATAACAGGAGTATGATCCATGTTTGATGCTATCAAACCATTAGTAGACAGTGGTATCATTAACGAAGAAACCAAGGCAGCTATCAGCGAAGCTTGGGATTCTAAACTTAATGAAGCCCGCGATCAAATTCGTGCAGAAATGCGCAACGAATTTGCTGGCCGCTACGAACACGATAAAGGTGTTATGGTCGAAGCTCTAGACAAGATGGTCTCAGAAAGTCTCCAAGCAGAAATCCGTGAATTTGCCGACGAAAAGGCACAACTGTCAGCAGACCGTGTACGTTTTAACAAACGCATGGCTGAAAGCGCAGGTAAATTTGATCAATTCCTAGTTGGAAAACTAGCAGAAGAAATCAAAGAACTGCGCGAAGATCGTAAACAGTATCAAAACTCCATCAAGGGACTAGAGAAGTTTGTGGTTAAATCGTTGGCTGAAGAAATTCAAGAATTTGCTAAAGACAAACAAGAAGTAGTTGAAACAAAAGTTAAACTTGTTCGCGAAGCTAAACAAAAATTAGCCAGCTTGCAAAAACAATTTGTTACCCAATCAGCTAGTCTTGTTAAAGAATCTGTGGCCAAGAATCTAGAGGCAGAAATGACTCAACTAAAAGAGGACATTCAAATTGCTCGCGAGAACAATTTTGGTCGTCGTCTGTTCGAAGCTTTTGCTAGCGAATTTGCTATTACTCATTTAAATGAGAATACACAAATTGCTAAACTAACACAAGCGTTGAAAGAAAAAGAACAACTGATCTCAGAAGCCCGTACAGTGGCTGCTGAAAAAGCTGTTTTAGTTGAATCCAAAGACCGTGAGATAAAAATAATTAAAGAATCACAAGAGAGAGAAGCTACTCTAAACAAGTTGCTGAAGCCTCTTAACAAAGAGAAGCAGACTGTAATGGTTCAGCTTCTTGAGAATGTGCAGACCGAGAAATTGAATTCTGCATTCGAAAAGTATCTACCAGCAGTTTTAAACAACTCCACACCATCAGCAGCGCAAAAACCTGCAATGTTGGCCGAGAGTCGTATGGAAGTAACTGGCGATAAAACTGCTAAAGTTAATGTTGAGCACGAGTATAATAATGTAGTCGAGATCAAACGTTTAGCAGGGCTTAAATAAAACCCTAATCAGGAGTAAAGAGAAATGACACAAGCACTATTAGAAGGCCGTTGGGGCGAGACAAAAGACGCCCTGCTAGAAGGTCTTAACGGTACCCGTAAAACTACAATGGGTATCATTTTAGAAAACACCCGTAGACACTTGGCTGAGAACGCCACAGCTGGCGCAACATCCGCAGGTAACGTAGCAACACTTAACCGTGTTATTCTACCAGTTATCCGTCGTGTTATGCCTACAGTTATTGCTAATGAGATCGTTGGCGTTCAGCCAATGACCGGACCTGTTGCACAGATCCACACACTTCGTGTTCGTTACGCAGAAACAACCGCTGTGACTGCACCAAGTCCATTCGACACAAGCACAACAGCTGGTGACGAAGCACTTAGCCCATTCAAAATTGCTACAGCATATTCTGGTAGTTTAACTACTGGTCGTGCTACTAGCACAAGCGCTTTAGAAGGTGTACCAGGTCGTAAGATCAACGTTCAGATTCTAAAGCAAGTTGTTGAAGCTAAAACTCGTAAATTGTCTGCTCGTTGGACGTTTGAAGCTGCGCAAGATGCACAATCTATGCACGGTTTGGACATCGAAGCAGAAATTATGGCTGCTTTGGCACAAGAGATTACAGTTGAGATTGACCAAGAAGTACTAGGTTCCCTACGTAGCTTGGCTGCAACTGATTTTGCATACGATCAAGCCAGCGTGTCTGGTACTGCTACATTCGTTGGTGACGAACACGCTGCTCTAGCTGTTCTTATCAATCGTGCAGCTAACTTGATCGCTCAGCGTACACGTCGTGGCGCAGGTAATTGGGCTGTGGTTAGCCCAGCTGCTCTTACAGTTCTACAATCTGCTACTACCAGCGCTTTTGCTCGTACTACAGAAGGTACATTCGAAGCTCCTACAAACACCAAGTTTGTTGGTACATTGAATGGCGCAATGCGTATCTATGTTGACAGCTATGCCAGCGATTCTACTGCTGTTCTAGTTGGTTACAAAGGTTCGTCAGAGGCTGATGCAGCGGCATTCTATTGCCCTTACATTCCTCTAATGAGCTCTGGTGTGGTTCTTGACCCATCAACATTTGAACCAGTAGTTGGCTTCATGACAAGATATGGCTATGTAGAATTGACAAATACTGCATCTTCTCTAGGAAATGCAGGCGATTATGTCAGCGAAATCTCGGTAGCAAATCTATCGTTCCAATAATATTAAACTTCGGTTTAATTTATATAAAAACCCGCTTCGGCGGGTTTTTTATTGACTGTATTAAAATACTATGTTAACATATTAGTAAGCTCGGCATAAATACTTACATGAACAAATACAACAAATGGTATAACAACATCACTAGCTTGGCGCAAACGAGAACAACTACCGAATACACCGAGACACATCACATCGTGCCTAGAAGTTTAGGCGGGACAGATGACAAGTCAAATTTAACAAAGCTAACCGCAAGAGAACATTTTATCTGCCATTGGCTATTAGTAAAGATATATCCAGTGGGCGATGAACACTGGAAAATGCTTAATGCTTTTCGGATGATGCGTGCCGAAAATCCGGTGCAACAAAGATACAAAACTAAAATTACTGGTAGAGTTTACGCAAATTTAAAAGAAGAGTATTCAATATTACAGAGTGAAAAAGTATCCGGAAAAAATAATCCTATGCACGGCGATAAGTTCTATAGAAGTGAAGATGGAAAACGGAGACAGAGTCAAGCAATAAGTGGTGAAAAAAATGGATCCAAGCAAATAGATGCAAGAGCAAAAATATCTACCAGCAAATTAGGAAAAATCAGAGCACCATTTAGTAAAGAATGGAAGGCAAAGTTATCTAAATCAGGATCAGGTGAAAATAATAGTCGTTACGGAATCGAAGTAAGTGAAGAAACTCGCAAAAAAATTGGAGATAAAATTCGCGGCCGAAAACAAACTGATAAGGAAAAAGAAAAGCGTAGAGTGGCTAACTTAGGGAAGACAAGAACTAAGAAACAATGTCCACACTGCCAACAATCAGTAGCAGTAAACGGCTATGCCCGTTGGCACGGCGACAATTGCAAACAAGCTAAATAAATTTATCAAAGATCAACCCCGGGATGGGAAGACACTAAAGCGCCGCAAGGCGCTTTTTTGTTGACTTTGTTATAAATATACTTGTTCCAATGAACTCTCGTGAGTCGCCACTCCGGGTAGCCTAGAACGCTAACAACATAAAGGAATAAATGAAATGGCAAAACTAAAAATACAACACACCTACACAGGTGCCCCCGGATTCCAAGCCAGTGCAACTATCGTAGAAGATAGTTTTGTAAGCAATATTCAAATTAACGGTTCACGCATCGGTGGTACTGGTGGTGATACTTCTCAAACTGTGCCCACAATCCGCATTAGCTTTTTGCGTAACACAGGCGGCGCTGTTGACACAGGCTACATTATCACTCAAAAAGGCAGTCAACAGTTTCAAGTTAACAATTCTGCAAATGCCAACACTACTGTGGTATCATTGGTAAACTTGCAAGCTTCTGAACTGACAGCAGCCAACACAGCAACAATCGTGGCCAACACCATGATCATCACTGGAGCTAACTTGGCCAACATTGGCACAGGCGGCGGCGGTTATACAAACAATCGCGCATTTGCTTATATTACTTACGCTACAGCCAATGTAGCGGGCAATAGTAGTCCTGGTATTGGATATCAATTTACTGGTAATAGCGGCTTCTTGACAGGCAATGTCACAGTGGTTGCAATTAATAGCGCAACCAATGTCACAGTCAGCTGTGCCACACAAACAGTCACAGCCAACACTACTGGTCGTTTACAAGTGACCAATCAATTCAATGTCAAACGAATTTCCAACAAATTTGTGTTGGATTGGGACAATTCCAAATGGCGTTACTATTTGGGTCAACCATACAGCAGTGGCGCAGCTATTCTAAGTTCGCAACCAGAATGGCAAAGTGTCGTTCTTGTTCGTGTTGATAACGCTTAACCGCAATTCGACAAATAATAAAAAATGGGCTTCGGCCCATTTTTTATCTTTGAATTGTCGAGCATAAATATCATATAAACGGGATATACAATGAGCGTTACCAAACGAATATCAACTGGTGATTATAACTTAACAACTGCCGCAGTGTCTGCCAATGTGGTTGTGACCACAGATACCTTTAAAATATTCGGAAACTTATTTGTTCAAGGTAATTCATCAATAATTAATGTGGCCAACATCAGCACTGCTGATCCCACCATCACCCTGGACAGTAATGTGGTTGTGCCATTTCAAGGTAATAGTGGTATTGAAGTTAACCGCGGCATTGGTTATTCAAAGCCTGCACTTTTTTGGAACGAAACAGTTCTGGCGTGGCAAACGGTAACTAATATTGCAGATATTAGTACATATGTCAACATCAGCGGTGCCGGCTCAGGCGGCTCGGGCACAGTCAGCACCGGTGTAGCCGGACACTTGCCATATTATGCAACTTCATCTACTACAGTAGTAGATGCTGGCAACAACTTAACATGGAATGGTGCCAACTTATTAACTATAACTGGTAATGTTCAAACTACCGGTCTGCGTTTTGCCAACACCGCAGGCACGCCCGCAGCAGTCACAGGTAATGTTGTGTTACGCGGCAACACCACAGGCGGCAGCGTGGGTGGCACTGGAATTTATTTCAACAATAATGTTGAGTCAGACGAACTTGTCAGCAAAACTAAAGCAATTGCCTACAGTATAATTTTTGGATAATAATATGAGTATAACAACAGCAGACATAACAACCGCAGTAGGAAACATTTACACAAGTAGTGGTAATACTGTGATGAGCGTGGCTTACTTTTGTAATTATAGCAGCAGCCCCGCAAATCTTTCGGTTCACCTGGTACCAAGTGGCGGCAGCGCCAATGTATTAAATAAGATCTACAGCAATGTAACTATAACCGCAGGAGACACTTTAGTAGTTGAAACTGAAAAAATTATTTTCTCCTCGGGTGATACTCTAAGAGCCAATGCAAGCGCCAATAGTGCAATCAATGCAACCGTAAGTTACACAGGTGTATAATGGCTCGACTACTTAAGAATACACAAATTAGCACGTCCAGTACAGCGATTCAACTGCCATTGGGCAGCAGTGCAGTGCGTCCCGATCAACCAGTCAACGGTCAGCTACGATTTAACACCAGTCTTAGTAAGATTGAAATGTATTTCGCCAACGTGTGGAACAGTGTGGCTAAAATCGGCAGTGTCAACATTGTTGAAGATGTATTCACCACAGCAAATGCAACGGTGCAGTATGGCCCAATGAGCTACAGTTATGATGCAGGGCAAGAAGCCAATGTTAAAGTTTTTGTTGGTGGTGTACATCAACTACCTTCCACCAATTATCAATTTCAAGGCAACACCTATGTGTTGATAAATCCGTCAAATGGAACTGCGGGCCAAACAATTTCAGTATTCCACAATTTCAACAGCACTGATGCTGCCTAAGGAATAGCAAATGGCCATTGGCAAAATTTCTGGCCAAATGTTACAAAGCGACTTGGTACGCCAAGGCGTTGATTTGGCAATTGATTCAACATTGGTTTATTTTGATGTGGCCAATCGCAGAGTTGGTGTCAACAATACTACTCCCAATGTAGAACTAACCATAACAGGTAATTTGTATGCCAATTATCTAACAGGCAATGGCAGAGTATTAACTGGCATCTTGGGCAGCAATGTATTGATGGGCGCAAATACTGCTGGGCAGTTGATCAGTAATGCTGTAACTTTAACCAATACCACAACAGTCACTGATGGTATTGCACAACTAAATTTTGTATTAGGTAAACTAGTACCACCGTCTCCCCCGACATTTCCTGGCAGTAGTACATTAACTATCAGCACACTGAGCACTTATCGTATGTGTAATTTTACACAAACGGATAATACCACAGGTGCAAATAAGTCCGTGGCAGGCGGCACCAGTGTTAGTAATGTTAGAAGAGCAACCACCTACACCACCAGTACAATTGCCAACGTTGGCCCGGGTGACACCGGAACTGTTACAGCTTACAGAAATGGCATAGCTGTTGGTAATGTTGCACTGATAGCAGGCAATGTAAGCGGTACATATGGTAATTTAGTTATTACCCGCAGTGGTGACTATGCTAATGTGGCAAATGTGACAGCAGGATTTTGGTATTCATTTAGTTCCAGCTTGAGTGGCAATGTGGCCGCAGGATGGAATGAAGTTTATATTGTACACAGTGCAGCAGGCGGAACCAACACACCATATTGGTATTATGATGCCAGCGCCCCGGGAACACCCGCATTTAGTAATTTAGCAATTAATTTAACTACTAATAGCTCTACATACAGCAGTACAATTCCGCATTTAAATAGTTCAAGCTCATTTACTTTGACTGGTAATGTCAGCAGACTGAGCGGTGATATGTATCCTACCAGTGATAGTTTTATCACAGGCGTATCGGGCGGAGCATTTGCCACACCTTCTAGCATCACTTATGCCACCGCGGGAGTAACAACTCCTTTGGCACAAAATTTATATGTCAGCAGCGGAAGTCAGTATTTCTCAACTACTGCGGCAGTTACAACTGGATTTGGATCCAGTGCAACTGGTCCAAGTTTAAGTTCTTCCAATAGTTATAACACAGGTACTGGAACATATACCAGTGCGTTGGGTGTAATAGTGTTATACAAAACTGGCACTGGCACCAACATTGAAGAAACAAGTATACCTGTAACTAGTGTGGGTACAGGCAGCGGCAATGGATTGCGTGTAATTAATCCGGGTAGTACAGACACTCCAGTCATCACGGCAAACACTGCGTTTAACAGCACCAGCAGTACTCTGCAAACTTATGACGCCACTGTGGTTGCAGCAGTGTTAAAACATGACCAAGTAAATTATTCAACTGGATATTTGCCGGTAGGTCCAAATTTAAGTTTAGGTCGAACCGGAGATCAATATTTTACATTTAGGTTTACTAGAACAGTTGTTAGTAAATTTAATATCAGTATAACAGGCAACGTGGCGGGACTTTGGGTAGCACTACCAGGCAGCACTATTGATTCAACCAGCACTCTTAACGGTTGGTTAGATATGAGAACAGCGTATGCTGGTGCAGGTGTGCCTGGTGCAAACACGGGTGCCGGCGGCAACGGATCCAATGGTGTTGCCCTGGGCGGAACATTCACAGCCAACTCCAGCAGCACACAAAGCAAAACTTGTACATTTGGCACAGTGAGTTCGAGTAGCACAGCATCAAATGAAATTTTTGTAAGATTAAAACTATTAGCAGGACAAACTGTAACAGCATTAAGTATATTAACGGCAACAAATTAATATGGCAGTAACCGACGCACAAAAAGTTGATTATTTATGGAAAAAGGTAGGCTTTGGCGTGGCCAAAACTGACACCTCTGCCATAAAGAGCGCCAGTAACGAAGCCAACGCTAGTCCGTTATTAATTCGCGGCGACACTCTTTGGGTAAACAGTGACTTGATACCGGCCACTGCTCCTTCTGCCAATACTGCTATCGTGAGAGTATATTCAGGCACCACGGCAATACAAATGGTCAACGACGCGACTTCGTCAACTAATAGAACATGGGTCACGAATCTGCCAGACTGGATTAGCAGTGAATTTGGATCCACATACCAGCCCCGATTATGGGCTGCACCTGCGGCAACAGCCAATGCCGCCGCAGTTGGCACCCGACTATTTCCGGACGGCAGCGGCAATGCTGATGCTTGGTTCTTTGACCCACAAGCAGGACTGATTAATTTTGATGATACCAATGTACCAACCGCAGTAGCTGGCAACGTGGTCTTTATTGAAGGCTATAGATATATTGGATTAAAGGGCGTATCTAATATATCCTTTACCACTAATACTGGTAATATAACATTTAACAATACTACTATCAGTACCGATATCACAAATGGCAACATTTATCTGGCGCCAACGGGTACTGGCATGGTGCAGATAAATGGAACGAATGCATTTAGTATGCCCATTGGTACCACCGCACAGCAGCCAAATTATGTACCGGCTGGCAGTTTTCGATATAATTCAGACTTGACCTCTCCTGAATTTTTCAATGGATCAACTTGGGTGTCGGTTACAACCAGTGTAGTAAGTCAGTCTATTACGCCCAATGGAAGCACAAATGCATTTGTACTAACCTCCAGTACCACAACCAGTGGCGTTATTGTTAGCTTGAACGGTGTTATCCAAAGCCCCACAACAGCCTACGGTGTAAGTGGAAATGTGATAACTTTTACAGAAACTCCGCTGACCACAGACATTATTGATGTGAGATTTATATCCACAGGCCAAGTATTTGGCTTAAACTTTGGCGGAAATGTGCCCACAACCAGTACCAGCACAGGTGCTAAAGGTCAAGTGGCTTATGACAGTAATTTCATCTATATTTGTGTAGCACAAAACACTTGGATCCGCGCCAACAGTCAAAGTACATTCTAAGTATTTTTGATCCCCTGTAGAGCCTTTTTAAAACTTTTGGTAAATAGTATATAAACCAAGGGTATTTCAGCATGGCCATTACAAGAATTAAAAATAATCAGATCACTGATGCTACAATCACCAATGTTAAGATTCTATCACAGACCTTGACTGGCGATTTGATGAATCCCAATTTAACATTCAATAGTAATTTGGTGTTAAATGGTAATTTGACGGTGACAGGCAATGTTACCGCGGTACAAAGTACCACAACACAAATCACAGACCCGCTGTTGACTTTGGGTCTCGGCAATGCAGGTACCAGTTATGATCTTGGTTTAGTATTGATTCGTGGTAGTGGCGGCAACAGATTTATTGGCTTTAAAGAAAATCTAGGCGCATTTGTATTCATTAATACCACTGAAGACGGTTTAACCACTGGTAATATTGCCACAACAGCCTACTCCAATGTAATTTTTGGCAATGCCACTACCTTAGGTTCCAGTACATTCGGCGGCATTACACTGAGTGGTAATACTATTAGCGCCGCGGGGGTATTGACAGTTCGCAGTGATGCTGGTACCGTAACAATTCCTAATGCTACAATTATTTCCAGCACACTGAGTGTTTCGGGTGCAACCACAGTTGATAGTTTAAGATCCAATGCAGGTATAATTGCCACCACAGGCAGTTTCTCCAGCAATTTAACAGCCAGCGCACTAACAGTCAACACCAGTGCAGTAGTAGGCACTACTTTGCAAGCAGTGGCAGGCATACAAGCAACAGCAATTGGTAATGTTACGGCCAGTACTGGTGCATTTACCACATTAGATGCCACAGGTGCAATCACTGGTGCTACTACTATCACCACAACTGGTACTGCCACATTAAACGCATTAAATGTGAATAATGCAGCAACCGCAGGTACAACATTAACTGTTGGCGGAACTGCCACTGTTAACGCACTGGTAAGTAATGGCAGCATACAAGGCACAACATTAAATGGTTCAGGTAATGCCACAGTATCTGCATTAACAGTTAATAACTCTGCAACAATTGGCACAACTCTGGGTGTAACTGGCAACACCACTGTTGGCAACTTAAATACTACAGGTAATATAAATGCAGGATATTTCTTTGGTAATGGTAGCTTACTGACTGGTGTAGCAGCAGCGTCTGCAAGCACTGCTGTCACCGTTACTGGTAACGCACAACCAAACATTACTAGTGTTGGTGTACTGAGTAGTTTAACAAGTTCTGGAAATATTACTGCCAGTGGATTAACAATTAACAACTCTGCTACAGTCGGAACAACATTGGGAGTCACTGGTAATATCAATGGAAGTGGTATTACTTTAACAGGGTCATTGGTAGCAACAGGTTCGGGTGATTTCGATGGCGGCTTGCAAAGCACTCCAATTGGAAATGCCGCTCCAAGCACAGCATTGTTCACCACAGTTGGCGCTAGCAGTAACGCAACAGTGGCGGCATTAACTGTAAATGGAACCGCAACCTTCGGTAGTACTGTGGGAGTAACTGGTACTTTGACTGGCGCTGCTGCACAATTTACTACTATTAACGGCTCCGGAACTGCAACATTAAACGCATTGAATGTGAATAATGCAGCCACTGCAGGCACAACATTAACTGTTGGCGGCACTGCCACTGTTAATGCTTTGGTTTCTAATACTACTTTTACCGCAGCTTCTGGCACTATACTAGGAAACTTGTTAGTTGAAGGCAACTTGGCAGTACTGGGTAATCTATCATACATCAATGTGGACAGCTTTACAGTTGAAGATCCGATTATTCAATTGAATACTGGACCCAACGGCGCACCGTTGAGTGTGGACAATAACTTTGATTCTGGTGTCAGCACAAACTATTATGACGGCGCGGACCGCAGAACATTCTTTGGTCGCAAAGACAGCAGCGGCTTTTTTGAATACTTTAGTAATGTGGCTAGCGAAACTGGCAATGTGATCACAGGTACCTACGGTACTATAAAATCTGGTAACTTACAACTGGTCAGTGCAGCCACAATAGGTACTACCGTGGTAGTAGGCGGCAACGCCACAGTGGCTGCATTGACAGTCAATGCTAGTGCAGTAGTTGGCACCACCCTACAAGCAGTAGCAGGCATACAGGCAACACCAATTGGTAATGTGACAGCCAGTACTGGTAACTTTACTACTGTTGGCGCTACTGGAACTGCCACAGTCAACGCATTGGTCAGCAATGGTGCTGTGAGCGGAACTACCGCACAGTTTACTACCGTTAACAGCTCTGCTAATGCCACCGTAAACGGTTTAACCGTTAATACCAGTGCAGTAGTCGGGTCAACCCTACAAGCAGTAGCAGGTATCCAAGCAACACCAATTGGTAATATTACGGCCAGTTCTGGCGCATTTACCACATTGAATGCCACAGGTGCAATCACTGGAGCAACAACACTTACCACAACTGGTACTGCCACATTAAATGCTGTAAATGTGAATAATGCTGGCACAGTGGGTACAACATTAACAGTGGGAGGCACAGCCACAGTCAATGCATTGATCAGCAACGGAGCTATACAAGGCACAACATTAAGTGGTTCTGCTAATGCCACTGTAAACGGTTTAACAGTCAATACCAGCGCTGTAGTGGGTACTACACTACAAGCGGTAGCTGGTATACAAGCAACACCAATTGGTAATGTGACTGCGTCTAGTGGTGCATTTACTACACTAAATGCTACTGGAGCAATCACTGGCGCAACAACACTTACCACAACTGGCACCGCAACATTAAATGCATTAACAGTCAACAATGCTGGCACAGTGGGCACAACACTAACGGTGGGCGGAACAGCCACAGTCAATGCATTGGTCAGCAATGGCGCGATACAAGGCACAACATTAAGTGGATCTGGTAATGCAACAGTTGCAGGTTTAACAGTCAATGCCAGCGCAGTGATCGGTACTACACTACAAGCAGCAGGAGGCGTACAAGCAACACCAATTGGCAATGCGACAGCCAGTTCTGGTGCATTTACCACACTAACATCAAGTGGCCTAACTACATTTACCAATGCCACTGACAGCACTGGTCCTACCAGTGGTGCGGTTGTGATAACAGGTGGTTTGGGTGTCGGCAAAGATCTTAATGTAACTACTGAAGCCAACATTGGCAATGTCACATTAAACAACTTGACTATCAGCAGTAACATCACCAACCAAGGATTGAATATCAATCCAAACGGTACTGGAGTTACCACTATCAACAGTGGTTTGAACACCAGCCGTACTGTGATCAACGGCACAGCCGCAAACACATTGGTGGTTAGTGGTACACAAGTTGGTGTTAACACCAGCAGCTTTATCAGTGGAGCAACATTCCAAGTTAATGCACTGGACAGTATATTACTACCAAAAGGTGCAATCGGTGACAGACCGGGTTCGCCAGCTGCTGGTATGCTGCGATTCAGTACCAGCCAAGGCTCAATTGAGTGGTACAACGGCTCCTCTTGGGCCATTCCAACAGGCGACTTTACAGTTGTGGTGGCCAACAGTCAAACCGGCAACGGCAGTGCCACATTGTTTACCCTACCAGTGGCCAACGCCAGTACAGCCGGTACAATTGTAAGTATCAACGGTGTGGTTCAACAACCAACATCAGCTTATAGTATCACTGGTGCCAATGTAACATTCACAGAAGCTCCGGCCAGCACAGATGTAATTGATTTCCGTGTGTTCACTACTACAGCGCAGGTAACCGAAGTCACTGATATTGCAGGTACAACTGGCTTATTCTTTGACTTGCCCACAGCAGGCAGTCAGATCACCACAATAAAGACTGTGGGTACCGAGTCATTTAGTATTCAGGCCAACAGCACAGCTAGATTTACTGGTAATGTTGAACCAAGTGCTAATATTACCTACAGTTTGGGTAGTACCACAAATCGTTGGAAAGATTTATGGCTGAGCGGTAGTACAATTTATTTGGGTAACATTCAAATACAGAACACCACTGGTAACACTGTTTCGTTTGTGACAAGAACAGGAGCACCTGCTTCATTAGATGTCGACATCAGTGATCCAAGCGGTATACAAGCAACACCAATTGGTAATGCTACTCCGTCAACTGGTAACTTTACCACAGTGGACGCAACTGGTAATATATCGGCCAGTTACTTTACTGGTAACGGTAGATTATTGTCTGGTATCGATGCAACCAGCATACAAAACGGCACCAGCAATGTTAAAGTTTATCCTAGTGGCTCAGTGACCACAGGAATAGGCAGCAGCAATGTATTTGTAGTTTCCAGCACTGGTGCTACTGTGATTGGCAACGTTCTTGTTGGCAGCGGCTCAGCAAGCAGCTCACCTGATTGTGAACTTAATATTTTAGCAAGTCCACAAACTGTGAGTTACAGTCTTTCAGGCCCTAGTACAACACTGGGAACAGACTTACACATAAGTGGAGCAGACGCATCACAAACTCGTATTGTTCAAGACTCGTTTGGCACAAGCACATATGTAGCGTTCACTGGAAGAACTGCCAGAGGCACTGCGGCCACGCCAACACAAACTTTGTCAGGTGACACACTAACACAATTCACAGCTCGTGGATTCAGTAATGGAAGTTTACAGTTTGGTAATGTGTCAACTGGTCGAATTGATATTATAGCCGCAGAAAACTTTACAGATACCAGTCGTGCTACCAATGTACAGGTATTCACTACAGCAACGGGATCCATAACGCCTACGGCAATAGCCACATTTAGTAGCGCAGGCGGTCTAAGTGTAGCTGGTAATGTGACAGTGACTAATAATATCTTTAATGGCGGCACAACCGGTACTGGTAATATTGGTGCTACTGGCGCAACATTTAATACGGTGTTTGCCAAAGCAACCACAGCACAATACGCTGACTTGGCAGAAAATTACTCCGGAGATGCAGTTTACGAACCGGGCACTGTGGTTCACTTTGGTGGATCGCAAGAAGTCACATTGTGCGACGAAGATATGTGTCGTCGAGTTGCAGGTGTAGTTTCTACGAATCCTGCTTATTTGATGAATAGCCATTTACAAGGTATTGCTACTCCTGTGGCTCTACAAGGTCGAGTGCCATGTAAAGTACAGGGCACAGTACGCTTGGGGGATATGATGGTCAGTGCTGGCAACGGATTTGCCCGCGCAGAAGCTGACCCAACATTGGGCAGTGTAATTGGCAAAGCTCTAGCGGACTTTGATGGCATCGAAGGTGTAATTGAAGTGGTTGTGGGTCGAGTATAACCAATCAACTCAAATCTAAAAGGGCCTTTGGGCCCTTTCAGTTTTAATAAATACACTATATTCGAGAATTAGATAAATGGCATTAACCAGACCAACGCTGCAAAATATCAACACCAATCTGACCACATTTAGTGATAGTCTGGTGGTGATCAATTTTGCCAATATAGCTAACAGGGATATTGGCACAGTATATGATCGCAGTCTGAGTAGTGCATCTAATGTAGCACTAGTCTGGCAAGAATCTCGTCAAGCATTTACTTTTGCATATACTACCAGCACTGGATTGGCCGTTGGAAACATTGCAGTGACCAGCAATGCTAATATTAGCGCAGGCAATGTGTTTGCTTCCAGCTATTTCTACTCTAATGGCACTGCTTTTGTCGGAGGGGGCGGTGGCGGCACCGGCATTACTTACACTGCAAATACTGCGCCTCCGGCAAGCGGCAATATTGCCGGAGATCAATGGTATAGCACCTCCAGCGATGTACTGTATGAATTTCAGTACGATGGTACCAGTTATTATTGGGTAGATATTACCGGAGCAGCATTTGGAAATGCGGCCAGCGGCGGCCTACCGGCTGGTAATTTGTCGGTGTCAGGTTACATTGTGCCAAATGCTAATGTTACATATGATTTAGGAACTCCAGGACTAAGATGGCGAAGTTTATATCTAAGCGGAAACACCATCGATCTAGCCGGAGCCACAATTAAGACAGATTCGACAACTGGCGCAATTGCATTGGTACCACAACCAACAGCGGCAGCACCAAATCCAACAGCATTAGTTATTAGCTCATCGGGTGGACTTTCAACAGCCGCAACTACTGATGGTGCGATCTCGGCAAATGCATTTGCAAATGCATCGGCCAATGCATCGCCTGCAGTGTCGGCAGGCAAGGTTATAGCATTGTCAATGATATTCGGAGGATAAGATGGCACAACCAAATTTAGTAAACACAACAACAATTTATGGCAAAACAACGGGGGCTAACTTAACTAGTATAACTGCAACCACGGTTCTGAATAATCCAGCAAGTTCGGGTAAATGTTTGAAAATCAACACAGTTAATGCTTGTAATTACAGCGCAAATAATGCAAACGTAACAATATCTTACTATACTGGTGCAAATGTTGGTGGAGTACAATTTCAAATTGTAGGTAATGTTGTTGTCCCGGCTAACAGTACACTAAATGTCATTGATAAATCTAGTCAATATTATTTAGAAGAAAATACCAGTTTAGGTGCAACTGCAGGTACAGCTAATGCAATTATTGTAACTTGTAGCTATGAGGACATAAGTTAACATGGTCAAGAGATATTATGGTGGAATAATATCGGCTACACAGCCGTCGGTTACTACTAGTTCAGCATCTGGATTTTTTAACGCAACACAACAGATGCAAGCTGTGAAAGCTGGAATATGGCCGACTACAGTTTTTCCACCTTTAGAATATCTTGTAGTTGCCGGTGGCGGCGGCGGCGGCGGCAGCAATGGCGGCGGCGGCGGCGCTGGCGGATATAGGACTGCACCAAATTTGGCTGTTGGTTCAGGAAATATAACTGTAACAGTAGGGGCTGGAGGTAATGGAGGACCCACATATCTTTCACCTGGTACTAACGGTACTAACTCGTCTATTGAAAGTGCAAGTATAAATTCTATAATCTCAATAGGAGGTGGTGTAGGAGGAACAGAATCTGGAGGTGTAGCATCAGTGGGCGGTTCTGGCGGCGGAGGAAACGGGTATCCTCCTGGTATTACAGGTGGCGGGGTCGCGGGATTAGGTACTGCTGGTCAAGGTAACGCAGGGGGTTCTGGTATAAACTCAGCTAATGCTAGATTCGCTGCCGGCGGTGGTGGTGGTGCAGGCAATGTAGGTGTAGCCGGTACTGTGGGTACCAATAATGCAACAACCATTGGTGGTAATGGTGGTGCAGGCAATACATCTGTTATATCTGGAAATTCTACTGCCTATGCCGGTGGTGGTGGTGGTGGCGTATACCCTACAACTGCTGGTGCTGCAGGTACAGGGGGTACTGGAGGGGGAGGTGCTGGAGGTAAGACTGGAGCAGGAGTAGCTGGTACTACTAATACAGGTGGCGGCGGTGGCGGCGGAGCAAACACTTTCGCAGGTGGATTAGGTGGGTCTGGTATTGTAATCCTTCGCTATGCTGATACATATGCAGCAGCCACCTCCACCACAGGTAGTCCAACAATAACAGTTGCTGGTGGATACAGAATATATAAATTTACCAGTTCCGGTTCAATCACATTTTAAAGGAGACATAACATGGCACATTTTGCACAAATAGATGAAAACAATATAGTAACTAGAGTACTAGTAATTGAACAAGATGTTGTCGATTCTGGTCTCTTTGGAGAACCCAACACTTGGATTCAAACAAGCTACAATACTGTAGCCGGAACGCACACTCAAGGTGGAACACCACTACGAAAGAACTATGCAGGTATTGGATATACATATGATTCTGGCAGAGATGCATTTTATGCTCCCAAACCATTCCCAAGTTGGCTATTAGATGAATTCACTTGTATATGGAATCCTCCTGTGCCCATGCCAGTAGATGATAACTTATACAGTTGGAACGAAGATACTCTAACTTGGCAACAGATAAGTAATACATAAAAGGTAGTAATAAATGGCATTTCCCACCAGTCCCACAAATGGACAAACGAGCAGTGTAAACAACATACTGTATACCTATGCCAGTGCTACTAGGTCATGGACTCGTGTTCTTGCAGGCGCAAATGTCATCACAGCCAACAGTTTAATTTTATCGACCGGTCTTCAAAACACAGCCATTGGTAATGTAACTCCTAGTACGGCACTATTCACAACGGTTGGTTCAAGTGGTAACACCACTGTAAGTGCATTAACAGTCAATGCTAATGCTACAGTCGGAACTACCCTTGGAGTAACTGGTAATATCAGTGGAAGTGGTGTTACTTTAACCGGTTCATTGACTGCTCGTGGCCCAGGCGACTTTGACGGCGGCCTACAAAGCACTCCAATTGGTAATGTGGCACCAAGTACAGCATTATTCACTACAGTAAGCGCCACGGGTAATATTACTGCCGCAGCTTTGACAAGTAACGGATCAATCACAGCAATTACATCATTGAGTGCCTTGGGTGGTCTACAAAGCACCCCAATTGGAAATGTAGCGCCAAATACAGCGCTATTCACCACAGTTGGTTCAAGTGGTAACACCACAGTAAGTGCATTGACCGTCAATGCCACTGCCACAGTTGGAACTACTCTTGGAGTAACTGGCAATGTCAACATTGGCAATGTTGCTGGTGTAACCTGGGCCAATGCCAGCGGTGTTAGAGCTTGGACCTATTACAACAACAGCACCACAAGTTTAGACACAGTGTTCTTGTAAAATGCCAATAGCCACAAGACTTACCAATACTGGAACTCTCCTTGTCAACGGTTCGTTTGATGAAGTCAGTTTGGCTGCAGGTGCTATAAGTTTTAACGGGTCAACCCAATACTTGACTGGTACAAGTCCAAACTTATCTGGAACTTGGACTGTGGAAATGTGGTGTTACTGGACAACTGGGGGAACACAAACCACCATAGTTAGTTTTAATAATGGTAGTAATAGTGGCATCAATTTATGGAAAAACTCGTCTAATCAATTGGTAGCCGACGATGGAGTAAATGGTGTGGTGGCAATGTCCACAGTTACTCCCACAATAAATGCATGGAACCATATTGCGTTTGTTAGAGTCGGAACAACTACCAGTGGCTATGTAAATGGAGTATTAGCCGGAACAACTACTTATACTCCGGGAACAACATCCGCGGTCAGTGTAGGCAGATATAATGGTAGTCCTTTTTATTATTTCCCAGGATATATTTCTAATCTTCGAGTGGTCAACGGCACAGCCGTATACACAGCCGCATTTACTCCACCACAAGCCATACTACCTGCTATCACAAACACAAGTTTATTATTAAATGTTACAACCTCCGCTAACTTTATTCGAGATAACAGTACAAATAACTACACTCTAACCAACAACGGCACTGCTACTTGGATTGCCACTGGTCCATTTAATCAAGGTTCTACCACATTAAAACAACGAATAGTCAATCCTTCAGTTACTGGTGGTACCGCAGTAGAAGTCTACAATCAATTTGATGAATTCACAGGAGCACCTATTGTTAACAACAATTTAATGGTCTGGGTAGATGCTGGCCAAACCGCCAGTTACTCAGGATCCGGCGCCACTTGGACCGATCTCAGCGGTAATAGTAAAAACTATACTCTCACTAACTCTCCAACTTTTAGATCACTCACCGGAGGTGGAGTCATAACGTTCGCGGGCGCCAGCAGCCAGTATGCTACCACAGCTACCACGCTGTTTAACTCTACCACAACCAATACCTACAGCATAAACATCTGGGTTTATCCTACAGGTGCTGGGCAGATAGTATCAGTAGACGGACAGTCAACGCCTAACACTGCATATCACTATACCGCCCTGGAAATTACCGCAGCAGGATTGATATATTTTGGGCAATGGACAGGTGCAATGACCACAATAATCACAAGTGCTCGAAGTTTAAATGCCTGGTACAACCTGGCAATCACTTATAATGGAACCACAGCCACAGCCTATGTCAATGGCGCCAGCGTGGGATCTAGTGCTATTGCATGGAGTGCTCCTGGAGCCAACACATTTTTTGCTTTGATGTCACAGGATGCGACCAATATGAGCGGTACAACTGCTTATGCCAGTGGTAGCATTGGTGCATTTTCAGTGTACAATCGTGCTTTAACCGCAGCTGAAATCGTACAAAATTATAATGCATTACGAAACAGGTACGAATTAGCATCTATAACAGCAACTCAAATGCCAGTGGTTCAACGACAACAAAATTCTGGAACCTTGTTGATTAACAGCGGCATCTTTGATGAATTCACAGGAGCCCCTGTAGTAGACACCGGTTTACAACTTTGGTTAGATGCTGCTCAGACAACCAGTTATCCTGGTTCAGGCGCAACCTGGACTGATTTAAGTGGTGCTGGTAACAACGGCACGCTGACCGCTAGTCCTACATTCAGTTCTACTACCAACGGTGGCACACTTACATTTAACGGATCATCGCAATATGCAACAACAACATTAAGTAGTGCCACTATAAGTGATGGAACATTATCTGCCTGGTGTTATCCTATTGCATCACCTAACGCTGCCAACTTTGACGGAATCATAGATGGAGATCTGCCCGGAAGTTATGGTACAGGTATTGGCATCAATAATGGAACATATCAGGCAATTTTGAATAATCAATTCTGGACTACTATAGGTCAAAACGTAACATTAAATCAATGGGTTATGGTGTCAATGACATTTACTGCAACTACTGCTATATTTTATCTAAATGGCGTCCAGGTTGCCACTCTTAGTTATACCAGAGGAGCAGTAAGCCCAGGAACAAATTATTTGGTTGGAAAAAGTGCGGCTAATGCTAGATATTTCAATGGTGGGATAGCCACAGCAATGATCTACAATCGTGCGTTAACAGCAGATGAAATTACCACAAATTTCAACGCCCTGCGTGGAAGATACGGCATTTAGAATACAATAAATACTATACTATGGCTAAACTCAACTCCGGAACCCGAATTTATGGCAATGCAACAGTAGATACATTTATAACTGTTAGTTCGATAACCAACGGAGGCACAACTGGTACTGGTAATATCGGTGCTACTGGTGCAACATTCAACACTGTGTTTGCCAAAGCAACAACGGCACAATACGCCGACTTGGCAGAAATTTATATAGCCGATGACGATTATACACCCGGCACAGTGGTTGTGTTCGGTGGCTCTAAAGAAATCACAGTTACCAGCACAGCGCACGATACCAGAGTAGCAGGAGTTATATCAACTAATCCAGCATACTTGATGAATAGTGAAGTGCAAGGATTGCCAGTTGCGCTGACAGGTCGTGTTCCGTGTTTGGTGCAAGGCCCGATAAATAAAGGTGAAGTGTTGGTTACTGGCCTTAAACCGGGAACCGCACAGAAAATTAATCCGGCCAGATTTCAACCTGGATGTGTTATAGGCAAATCAATTGAAAATATTCCTGATGATGAATTAAAACTTATTGAAATTGTTGTAGGAAGATTCTAATGGAAAAAAAATTTCGTCGCGATTATACTGGTGAATTTGTTGTACACTTAAATACAAAAATTAAAGGTCAAGCCAGTCAAGTTCGAGAATGGATACCCAACACCATTGGCGCACAACACACAGGTCATGCGTTGGTATTTGGCAATGGCATTAGCAGATTGTCTTATCCAGTCGACTTTAATCTTTTTACCATGCATCGCGGTGGCCTACACGCCAGTAAAAAATTAACAACTTACGGCTGTAATGCACTGCATCGAGAGCATGCAACACATATAATGGTAGTTAAACATCCGGTAATTGCCAAAGAAGTAGTTGACTCGGCCTACGCTCCAAATAATATTGTGGTCACCGGTTCAAAAAATATATTAAATTATCCTGACAAATTTCATTTAATTCCATTCGATCCCCAGTGGGGCGCTGGTCCAACAGCATTATATCTTGCGGCATTTGATGGTCATAATCACATTTACTTTATGGGATTTGATGGTCACGAAAGCACTACTTGGAACAATAATGTTTATGCTGGCACCAATGGTTATGCTGCAAAAACTTCGCATGTGGAATCTACCAAGTGGGAAGACCAGTGCATGCAAGTTTTTAATGCTTACCATAATATTGAATTTATCAGAGTAATGCCCGCTGCCGGATCTAGTATGCCAGAACAATGGAAGTATGCCAATAATCTTAGACACATTGGCTGGCAACAATTTGTCAGTGAAGTTGATCTGGGATCAACTTAATTGTTCTAATACTTTAATTTTTTCTCTGGTTGCAGCAAACTTAAAAGTTCTATACACACCCGGATGCAATGGTTTGGGATAGTCGTCCAACTTGACCCAGCAATAGCCTTTGTGTTCATTATTAAGCTCGGGCGTAAATTCTTCATCTACTTTAATTAAAAAAGTATGATAGACAAAATTATTGCGTTCGCTGGTGTATTGCTCAATTGGAATTACTCTAGCACCGTTTATTTCCCCACCCAGCTCTTCTTGAATTTCTCTCTGTAATCCCTCTAGTACAGATTCATCGCGTTCTATCTTTCCACCCACAATACCCCAGGTGTTGGCAAACTTGCTGCCATCACGCAATAAAAATAGATATCTATTTGTTTTGGTGCAATAAATTAATGCACCACAACTGCTGTTTAAAGAATTAGCTGCCATTGCCCTGCCTTATAAGGCCCTTCGTAGCTCTTGACCCAAGTGTCGCCTGTCCATTGATATTGTGTCGAAGTAGTCAAATTAGTAACATACTCTATGGTTGTGGCAGTTTTGCTGTCAAAACTTACTCTCCAATATGCTCCGTCAAATTCAATAATATCATTGGCATACGCTACTAGCGGCACGCCACCAACACTGCTCCAGTCGTAGGTAGGAGGTGCACCTGGTGCAGAAATGTAGTCGTTGACCAACAGATACCTAGTGCCCGCAGTTGGAGCAATCAAGTCTGCATTTGGTCGTGATCTTTCGGGATCAATGATGGCTGTGATTGCAGTCAGCGTGTTAACAGGTATTGTATCAATATCTGCAGTCCATAACAATACATTTTCGTTTTGCGGGTGATAGGCCACTGTGCCCACTACTTCATTACCGTCTGCCATTTCTAATTTGATTTGACTGGATCCATTGGTCAAGTTGCCATATACATTGACTAAATCGCGCCATTTTTCGCTGGTACCAGTATAACTGGATACTAGAGTAAATGTTACTCGATTGTTGACATTGGCAGTGATCAGTTTATTGGTAGTAATAGTATTACCAGCAACACTCAATACCACACAATTACCTGTGATACCGCTGCCAGATACCACCATGCCTGGTTCAACATATTGGCTACTGGACACAACTATGGTAGTGTTGGCTACAGTATTTGCAGTAATTTTTTTAACAACTTGTTCACCAATTGGATTAGTAGTGGGCTCGTCATATCTTACCAAACTCAGTTGATTGTTTAATAAAATAACACCGTATTGCAGTGGAGTTAGATACTGTCTACTTAATAAATTGGCTTCATCGTAGATAGCTTGATCTATGTCACCATTGGCATCATAGATACTGGCAATAATTTTCTGGATAACACCCATGCGTTTGACCAACGCAGGACTACTGATGTAAATGGGCAAAGTAAAGCTCAAAGTAGCAACATCTATGGGATTTTCAGTACCAACGGGAACACTTCTACTGGTCCATTGAATATCTGAGAGTAACACATAGCTCAAACTGGTCCAATCAATATAATTGTCAGTACTTTGAATTTCTAATGCTGGGTTAAACAATGTACAGATTTGTTCTAATATCTGTAATTTTTGTTCAGTGTTGCTGGTCCAAATATCTAACTTTAATGTCAGACTATAAGGAACAGGCATTAACCGCTCTACTGTTAGAGTATCGCCCTGTTGGGTGCTGTAGTCGCCGGAGCTGGGATTGAGATAGCGCTCGCGTATTTGCATCTTATTAACATAAGTTGGATTCTGTACTCGATCTCTGTCGTAGGTCAATGCATTGATGTATACTGCCATGGCCGGCACAGTGCGCAAAAAGTTTTCACTATTTTGTGTGAGTATGGCTGCAACTTGTCTACTACTGTCGCCATAGACAACCGGCACTCTTTGTAGCGCAGTCACGCCACCGCTGTCTTTGCCAAATTCAACTTGAAAGTTGCTGACCATACGAATAAACTGTATGATGAACCTTCTGATTTGTTGGTCATAAAAAAATTGTTGTAGAGCCATTAATTATCTGCCTTGGGTGTCAGTGCCTTGCTAAGGCTTTGTCTTGTTGGTTGTGTTTTACCTTCGACATCAGTGAATGTAGAAGTATCGTTGACAAAAATACTACGCTGTGTTTGGTTATTTGGACCAGGAGTTAAATTGGTTCTCACTGCATCTTCAATTTTAGTCCAACGACGGCCATCAAATCTGAACAAACGATTTGGCACATAGTCAGTGCGAAGTACATATGCACCGGTGATTGGTTGCGTTGGGAAGCTGGTACTGGCAGTCACAGGCCAGCCATCCGGAGCCAAACCGTCCCCACCCAAATAAGCAGGTATAGTGGCGTTGGGAGTTACCAATCCTGAATCTGTCAATGTAACAGTGCTGTCTGTGGTCAATAAAGTGTTATCAGTTCTGGTACCGATTGGATCGCCTGGTCCTCCATCTGCTCGCAGTGGTTCTACATACAAGGGATCAGTGTCATATCCACTGGTGGGCACATCTATTTCTGCTTGTCTAATAATAGCATCATTGATTTCATTCAACTTGGAGAAGTTGGTCATAATTTCTCCCAGCGGTGTATTTGCCTCGTCGCCTGAACTAATGTTATTAAGAATGTCTTTGTATTCTTGTGCATTAACCATTGGTGTTAATTTTACACGAATTAAATGCGGCCACCAAGTCTGACTAAAACCTTCAGCCGCAAAAGTAACATCTTGTACCACATAGAATCTTTTAAGCACAGCAGGAATGTCCGCGTTCAACGGATAATAATCTTTCTTGTGCTGCAATTCGATCACATCACCACTCAACAACTTACGACCAATCATGGCCACGCAGTCATTCAGATGGAAGGTCATCACGATGGTGTCTGTGCTGAGTAGTAATCCAAATTGGCTCAAGTCCCAGTCGTTGTCACTGACTGTATAGACGCCTCGCATGACATATACACTGGTATCGTACTTGCGATCTCTGTTCTCCAAAAACAACAGGTCTTGAATATTCAATGCACTTTCGTTGGTGTAATTTGGTTGAGTAGCGTCTTTCCAATAAATGCTGATGGGCATGCCCGAACTAATCGTAGAAGTTACATTGCTGGTAATGGTAACAGTATTTGCTCGAACATTGGTACTAAAAATTACAGTGTTGGCTTGTATGCCAATTCCGCCCACGGTCTGACCTACTTCAAAATTCGCAACATTGGCAAAAGTCAAAGTTCTAGTATTGATACTGGTACTGTTGGTAGTGGGATACGCATTTGCCTGAGCCAAAGGTCCAAGATACTTGTGCAGCAAAATGCCCGTTCCACCAATGGTAAATTGCTCGCTGATGCGTTTATCAAAAAAGTTGTAATCGTTACTGTGGTTTTCACGCCACATGCTGAGTCTTGGCATATATGGTCTCGCTAATGTAGTATTTATGGCAGGATTGACGATAAAATCCAAAGACAGTATAATTACTGTAATGGACAACTACCAAGCTCAATTGACCGAATTGCTTTCACAAGTGCAGGCCACCAATGACCCGCAGGGTAAAAACGATTTGAACAAATTGCACAAAGCATGCAGCCAAATACTGACTGAAATAAGTAAAGAGAGCGTCAATTGCCGCAGACTGCAAAAAACAACACCAAAGTATTTAGAATTGGATCAGCAGTTCAAAGAGGCCATAAGTAATCTGGAACAATGGATAACTTTTGCTAAACTTTTGTACTAATTGACTTGATTCGATATCGATGTTATAATCAACAAATTACTAATTACTAAGGATCTGACATGGCAACAGTAGCTGGCATCAAGATTAAAATTAAAGCGGCCAAGGTTCGTAATGCAGCATTTGCAGACGAAAAATATACTGGTGGCGAGCCCGAATGGCCAGAAGAGGCAGCAGAATGGGAAGACAGTGAGTTTGATAACTTCCTTCGCCGTAGCTTCTATTACTACAATTATTACTACAATCAAAAGGATTGCAAGAAGTATGTGGTAGAGTGGCTTAAAACCATGCCCACTGAGTTTACCAAAGAAGAAGTCAAGGCATTTGATCGTTCAGCAGATCGTGCAATCCCAATGACAGCCTGTAGTCTGATTATGGCACGCCGTCAAGGAATGATTTTCCGTACACGACACACTGACTTTCTAAAACAAGTTATCCGTGCGGCAATTTCAGAAGCAGAACCTGAAGCAGTTGAAATAACTTCCTCGGCTGCGAAAACATACACTCCTACTATTCAAGACCGTCTCAATGAGAAGACCAGCGAGATCATCGGAGAGCTTGAGGGCATGTACGACGATGTGTGCCTAAATAATAAAACAGCATTCAAGCCCTATGACTTCTTGACCGGCAATAATGTGGTTCAAAACCAATTGGGCAAGTACGAAATACTGTTTACTGCCCGCCGAACTGAACTTGAGACAGCACAGAGCAAAGAAGATGCCCAATTGACTGAGGGATATAAACACTATAAGGCCGCTGATTTCAAGCGGATTATTGCGTGGATTGACGCACTGCTGGCCGCAGTCGAACAGTATCGTGATGTAAAGAAAGCCACAAAGAAAGCCAGAGTTAAGAAAGCACCTAGTAAAGAAAAGGTCATAGCCAAACTCAAGTACTGTAAAACTGACCCTGTGTTGAAACTGGTCAGTATGAATCCTGCTGATATTATTGGAGCAAATGAGTTGTGGGTGTATAATATCAAAACTCGCAAGCTGGGCAAATATATCGCAGATAATTTGCAAGGTCCACTGGGAGTAAAAGGCACCAGTTTGATGGGATTCGACGAGGCCAAGTCAGTGTGCAAAACATTGCGTAAACCGGCCGAGACTCTCAAAGATTTTGCAAAATCGGGCAAGATTCAATTGCGTAAATTCCTTGACGAGATCAAAGCCACAGAAACTAAAATGAACGGTCGAATTAGCGCAGATATTGTGCTACTCAAAGTTGCATAACATAAAGAGTTCTATTAGCTAAATATGGTTAATAGGACTCTTTTCATATGTCAACAGTTATTCAACCCGACTTAAAAGGCGACTTTAGCCTTAGAACACAAGACTTAGGCGGCCCGGGCTCGATCAGCACCGAGAGTGCGATTGCAGCCAATCCACAAATTCAAACACTCAATCAGCTCAGAAATGATATGATTGATTACATTCGTTTGAGACTGGGCGACCAAATCGTAGACATCGAGCTGGACAAAGAACACTACGATCTGGCCATCAAGCAAGCATTGATAAAGTATCGTCAAAAGGCACAAAATGCAGTGGAAGAAAGCTATGCATTCTTAGACTTGATTCCCAATGTACAAGAATATATTTTGCCCAACTACATCATGGAAGTTAGGCAGATTTTCCGCAGAGGCATCGGTGCCTCGCCCGGATCCACAGCCAGTCAATTTGAACCGTTCTCTTCGGGCTACTTAAACACTTACATGTTGGTGGCCGGTCGTGTTGGTGGCTTGTTGAGCTATGAATTGTTTGCGCAATATCAAGAGCTGGCCATGACCATGTTTGGCGGCTACATAAACTATACTTGGAATCGTGTTACCAAAAAGTTAACATTGGTGAGGAAAATACCTTACGATAACGGAACAGCAGTATCATTGAACTCGTTGACTGCAAGTGGTCTCGCTGCAGGTTCTACAATTACCATAACTCTACAATCACCGCAGACCAGTGTTCAAACAGATTCCAGCATTTATATTCAAAACTGCCCAGTTCGCGGTTACGGCGCTGAGTATAGAGTTGTGACCATTGACCCTACCAGTACCATAATAACAGTGGTAGCCAATCAAGTGTTGGGATCAGTTGCAGTCACTGGCAGCGACCTACAGAAAACCACAGTTTGGATTCCGGATTACGACTCTGGAACCAACAATATGGAAAGTGTGTTGCTTTGGATTTTCAATCAGAAACCCGACAGTATGCTGCTAAGTGATCCAATGGTTTATCCGTGGCTACAGGATTACGCACTGGCATTTGCCAAAAGCATATTGGGACAGGCTCGAGGCAAGTTCAGTACACTGGCTGGCCCACAGAGCGGCACCACACTAAACGGTGCAGCACTGATGGCAGAGTCTGCGGCAGAAATGGCCCAACTCGAAGATGACCTAAAAAATTATGTCGACGGTTCGCAGCCATTGACCTGGGTTATCGGTTAAACTTTACTTGATTTTTATCTGTTACTTCTGTATAATACAGTATAGGAGTAATTTATGATCATAGGTCTATGTGGTTTAATTGGCAGCGGCAAAGACACAGCCGCAGATTATCTGTGTAATTTTCACGAATTTCGACGGGACAGCTTTGCTTCCACACTCAAAGACGCAGTGGCCTCAGTATTTGGCTGGGATCGTGAACTATTAGAAGGTCGTACCAAGCAAGCCCGCGAATGGCGAGAACAAATCGATCCATGGTGGGCCGACCGCATGGACATGCCAAATTTAACTCCTAGATTAATTTTACAATTATGGGGCACAGAAGTATGCCGCCGCGGATTCCACGATGATATTTGGATCGCCAGTCTAGAAAATAAACTTCGAAATACCAAAGATAATATTGTTATCAGTGATTGTCGTTTCCCCAACGAAATTACCAGCATACGCAGGGCAGGCGGCCGAGTGATCAGAATAGCTCGCGGTACAGATCCAGCGTGGTTTAGTTTGGCCAAAGTAGATCCGTCTAAAATGCCGTCAGTGTATCCGGATATTCACGCCAGCGAATACAGCTGGGCACAGACTGACTTTGATTTTATCATTGACAACAACGGGTCAATTGAAGATCTGTACTCGGATCTTAAAAATCTGGTGTAATAGGACTTTCTCGCCACGGCAGTTTACTGGCCGCTACTTCGACTCGACAATTGAGGCACACTGATCTCAAATTGAGTGGATTGTTATTCTTTAAATTTCCGTCGATGTAAAATACCGCTATTTGTCTATCGGGATATTTTGCTCGCCAGCCACACTTGTCACAGATGGCCTGTTTGCGATAACCGGCCCGTAACCAAGCCGGCGGCACAGGCGTAAACTTTTTACCTTTGCGAATACAACCGTCACAGAGTCTTCTGTAATGATATTGTCCTTGGCGGATATAGTTAACTGCAACAAGGGATTGATTACAGGTAGAACATAAGGGTCTAGTCATACGAGTATTTAATCAAACCTTTGCAAAGGGCAAGCAAACCACCCATATTTCCTATCTATCGATAAATATTTGAACAGTTTAAGAGGATATGAAACATGGCATTAGTTTCTCCAGGCGTACAAGTCACAGTAATCGATCAGAGTAATTACGCACCTACCGCAATCGGTAGCGTACCTTACATTCTAGTCGCTACAGCGCAAGATAAAGTGGCACCAGGCGGCACTGCTATAGCAGTGGGCACATTAGCAGAAAATGCAGGAAAAGTTTTTAACATTACCAGTCAACGCGATTTGGTAACTACATTTGGAACTCCTATATTTAAAACAACAGCAGCAGGAGCTCCGATTAATGCTGATGAACAAAATGAGTACGGCCTATTAGCGGCCTACAGCGCATTGGGAGTAAGTAACACAGTTTATGTCCAACGAGCCAATGTAGACCTAGGTGGTCTAACCGGCACAACAGTTCGCCCATTGGATGATCCAGCTACTGGAAGTTTTTGGTTAGACACAACTTTAACTAATTGGGGCATCTATGAATGGAATGCTGCCACTCAGGAATTTACACAAAAAACAGTCACAGTAGTAAGCGACACAGATCTGTTAGTTGCTAATACTACACCAAATGTCAGCGTTGGTGCAATTGGCGATTATGCAGTAAATGTGCTGGATGATACGAATCCAATATTTTATAAAATATACAATAACACATGGCAGCTAGTGGGTAACACTGGGTGGCAAGCAGGTATTCCTACTATCACAGGCAGTGTTACAAATGCTACTATCAGCGCAAATGCTAATATTAAAATTAACACCACAAACGTAAGAGTTGCAACTGGAGCAAACCTAACAACGGTGGCGGCAAGTATCAATTCAGCAGCAATTACTGGTATAAGTGCTAGAGTATCGAGCACATCACAGTTAATTTTAACTGCTACCACAACAGCAACCAACGGCAGTATTAATATTATCAATGGAAATAATACACCATTGACTGATTTAGGAATCACTGCTGGTACCTATTTAGGCGCAGCAGTTGCGGCTAGTCCATATTTCACTATTCCAAGTTGGCAAAGTGCCAACTTGGCGGCTAATATCGGAACTCCAACTGGCAGCGTATGGCAAAAGGCCAGTTCGTTGGGCAATGGTTTAAATCTTTCTGTTAAAAAATACAACGGAGTTACCTCAGCCTGGGAAACACTGACAGCGCCAGACTATGACACTGTGTTTGCTGCAACATTTGGATTAGATCCAACTGGTGGTGGTCAAAATATCGCGCAAGGGTCGATATTCACTCAGTATGATGCTTATGATACAACTAATTCTACATTGGGTAATTATCTGTGGTATCGTAAAAATACCGGCTCTACCGTAGTAACAGGTGCAACTACCACTCCAACTGCGGCCAATATTGGTGCAAGTTTTACTCTACAGACAAGAGCGAATGCCACACTGGCTAATACAACTACCTACACAGTTTCGATCAGTACTGCTACTGTGACTGGATTTATTAATGCTGTTTCGGCAGCAGGTATACCTGATGTTACTGCCGCACTAGATTCAACTGGTGCAATGACATTGGTACATGCATTGGGTGGAGACATGATATTAACTGACGGTGCCGGTACCCCGTTGAGCAATGTTGGACTTACTACCAGCGGCACTAATATATACGCCAGTCCGGCTTCTGCTGGATCGGCGCTGATTGGTTCTAATTGGGAACCGTTGAGTGTGGAAACTTATACAACCAGCGCCACACAACCATTTGTTGCACCAGTAAATGATACTTACTGGTATTATAATACACCTGCTCGCGTAGATATTATGATTAGTAATGGCAGTGCTTGGCTTGGTTATAGAAATCTATCATCAGACATCCGCGGATACAATCTAACAACTACCAACAGTACAGGTCCTATCTTAAGTTCAACTGCACCAACAGCACAGGACGACGGAACAGTATTGGTTTACGGTGATCTATGGTTAAACAGTTCAGACTTAGAAAATTATCCTAGTCTGTATAGATGGCAAAGTGTCAGCGGCGTAAATCAATGGGTATTGATTGACAACACCGATAACACAAGTCAAAACGGTATTATTTTTGCAGATGCTCGATGGAGCACAACAGGCAACGTTAATCCAGTAACCGGAACTCTGCCAACCATTACAGCATTGGGAGTCAGTAACTATGTTGATCTAGATGCGCCGGATCCTCTTTTCTATCCACGCGGCGTTTTAATGTTTAACACAAGAGCCAGTGGTTTCAATGTTAAACAATACAAGAGCGCATATTTTACCAGCGCAGCTTATCCAAACGAATCTCTACCTGGAAGACAAGACACTTGGTTGACAGTGAGTGGATTTGATAGTTCTAACGTTCCAAATTTTGGTCGCAAAGCACAGCGTGGTGTTGTGGTAGCAGCATTGAAATCTTCTATAGACAGCAGCACAGCACTGCGTGAAGATCAGAATGTATTCAACTTGATTGCTTGCCCGGGATATCCAGAATTGATGCCTAATATGGTGGTATTGAACGAAGATCGTGACAACACAGCATTCATCGTTGGTGATACCCCAATGCGTTTGCCGGCCACTGGAACAGCAATTCAAGCGTGGGCAGATAATACAGCTGGAGCTACCTCCACAGGCGAAGACGGTATAATCACAGTCAGCCCTTATGTTGGTGTTTACTACCCGAGCGGCCAAACAAACGATTTGTCTGGCAACGCAGTTGCAGTACCGCCAAGCTATGCAGTGCTTCGTGCTATTATCAAGAGTGATAACATCAGCTATCCTTGGTTAGCACCCGCTGGCACACGCAGAGGTTTAATTGATAATTTAAATACTATCGGTTATGTTGACGCAGACAGCGGTCAGTTTATCAGCATCGGAGTCACACAAGGTCTACGCGATGTTATGTACACCAATAAGATTAATCCCTTGACCAATTTACCTGGTACTGGATTGGTAATTTATGGTCAGAAGACATTGGCCACTGAGCCAAGCAGCTTGGACAGAATTAATGTTGCAAGATTGGTAAACTATCTAAGATTGCAACTAAACACATTGGCCCGTCCGTTTATATTTGAACCAAACGATCCAATTACACGAAATGCAATTGCAGCAGTAGTGTCCAGCTTGTTAAACGATTTAGTTGCCAAGCGTGGTATCACTGACTATCTAGTAGTTTGCGATGGTACCAACAACACAGCAGAGCGTATTGCTAGAAATGAATTGTATGTAGATGTTGCAATTCAGCCTACCAAAGATGTTGAATTTATTTACATTCCTATTAGGTTGAAAAATCCAGGAGAAATCCAAGCAGATAACATTGCATCAGCATCAGCCGTAGGAACAGGAGCATAACATTATGGCAGTTTCATCATTAACCAGATTTACCGTACCACTGGGCGGTAACCAAAGCGCAACTACCCAAGGTTTGCTAATGCCAAAATTAAAGTTTCGCTTTCGCGGAACTTTTGAAAACTTTGGCGTAAGCAATCCCAAGACTGAGCTGACCAAACAGATTATGACCTTTGCTCGTCCTCAGGTAACTTTTGATCCAATCGAAATTCCTATCTACAACAGCAAAATCTATATTGCAGGCCGCCCAACTTGGACAGCAGTGGCAGTTACTCTGCGTGACGATGCAGGCGGCAATGTCAGTAGACTAGTCGGCGAACAGCTACAAAAGCAATTTGACTTCATGGAGCAGGCCAGTGCAGCTTCGGGTTCAGACTACAAGTTTGTTACCACATTAGAAATGCTGGACGGCGCCAACGGCACCACCGAGCCAACAGTGTTGGAAACATGGCAACTCTACGGTTGCTTCTTGACTGATGTAAACTATGGCGATGTAGATTATGGCACCAACGAACCAGTAGTAATTACTATGAGTGTTCGTTATGACAATGCACTGCAAACTACTACTCCGGGCGGAGTAGGTAATCCAGTGCCTCGCACCAACAACGGCGTGGCTACCAGCTAAACGGTCAAACAGCACCAATAAACCCACTTTCTAGTGGGTTTTTTAATGACATAAATATTAGTATGGCCAGCCTTTATAATGCAGATTTAAAACCTATCGCCTCGGGTGCTACCACATACCCGTACGATCACGCAACTAGATTGTTTCTATCGGACAATTATAGACTTGCACCCAAGCAAAGTTTTTTATACTATGTTTGTATTAATGTGGATACTGGCACTCTCACTGGGTCGAGCATACTACAATCATTGATTGCTCCGGACGGCACCAGTAGCCAGACTCTAATAGAGCAGTATGAAACTGGATTACTGGCAAAACGAGTGGAATTGCCCAAGTTTACTTTGTCCACCAAAACCATGAATGCGTATAATAGAAAAAATATTATACAAACCAATATTTCATATGACCCAGTTACAATAACATTCCATGATGATGCAGCAGATATTGTAAACACTTTTTGGAATGACTACTATACATATTATTATAGAGATAGTGATTACAATTCCACACTGTATCAGTTGCCGCACAAGTACCAACCCAGAAATAGAGATAGTTGGGGTTTTACTCCGCGAAATAATTCATTACGGCCATTTCTAAGAAATATACAAATATTCAGTTTACACAATAAACGATTTACTGAATATTTGTTGATTAATCCGTTTATTACCAGCTGGCGGCATGGCGAACATGATGCATCTCGTGGCGACGGAATTATGGAAAATACCATGCAACTGGCCTACGAAACTGTAAAGTATAGAACAGGCTATATAAACCCAATTGATGTAAATGGGTTTAGTCTTCTGCACTACGACAATACCGCCAGTCCTATATCCAATGGCGCATCGAACGTGTTCACTGATGCAATAATTAGCGGTGCAGTAAATGGTGCAACTAAAGATTTGTCCAGACCCAATGGCACTGGCAGCGGTGTAGGAGTATTGGGCAGCATACTCAATGCTTACAAATTTTATAACACTGCTAAAAATGTTAACATTGGCGGAGTAGCAAAGCAAGTACTGGGGCAAATAGCGGGACAGGTTATAAATGGCGCAGTGAACGGCGCTATCAATAATGTATTTTTCCCCACAGTAAATGGCACCGGCGGCTACGGCGGCACCTACGGCAGCAGTCAAGTGTACTCCAACGCAGGCATACTTCAAACAAATCCATATGGATCTCCGGCTAATTCATTTTTAGCAACCATTGCAGGATCCGCAGTGGGCGCAGTGACTGGCTCCATTGTGCAAACAGCAGCCACTCAAATTGATCAGTGGGTACGCGGTGTGGTCAGCGGACAAACAGCGCCATTGCCCGGCTATCAGCAAATATATCAAGCGCAGACCACCAGTGGCATCATACAAGTAAATTCACAAGGACAACCTATCACTGGTCAATCTACAGCTTTTGTTCAGAACTCCGACGGAACAAATATTGTAGGCGAATTACAAACTATACAAACCGCAACTGGAACATACAATCCGACCAACCTGACAGAAAATTTAAAATATGCCACAGTTACCACCGATGAAAGCGGCAAGCCGGTAACTGAGTATGTATACCGTGATGGTACCAGAGTTATATACGATGACGAACGGGGCGGGGCGATACAAACTTATCCTGGTACAAATGCTATATCAGGCACAAATACCATTAATGCTCCAGTGGATGCAAGAAATCAAGTAATTGCAGGTCAACAACTCAATCCAGGTCAGCAACAAACATACACAGATCCAAGAACAGGCATCATATACACAACCGGCGGCACCACAGGAGCATATATTATAAATACTATATCGGGCACTGCCGGTGCTGCGGCCGGCGGTCTTCTGGGCTACGGTGCTAATCAATTGCTCAATCAAACATTCTTAGGTAAAACTGTTATCGGTCAATCGGTAAGTGGCGCCGCCGCGGGCGCTTTGGGTCTTCTCGTTAGCAGAGAAATCAGTAATGGCCTTCAGCCTATTTTAAATGGTATTACTGGCAGTATCAGTCAAGGATGGGACAGTGTGGCCGGGTCTATTAAAAATGTAACAGGATCATGGTTCGGCGACGGAAAATATAATCCAGCCAGTCCGACCAACAATATTTTAAGTAGAGTATACGACGGAGAAGGTGGATATATTATTACTGATAGAGCTGGTGGTGTGACT